GCGGGAGCTGCTGTTCAAATCGGCCGCGACGCCGACGACCAGGTCCGCGCCAGTCAAGCAGTAATCGCGGCCGACCGGCAAACGGTGACGCAATGAACCGCCGGATGCTGGCCCTTGGCCGGCTGAAGACCGGCGAGATGAACAGGACCGAGGCAGCGTATGCCGAGCACCTGCGCGCGCTTCAGGCCGTGGGCAAGGTCCAATGGCACCGGTTCGAGGGCATGAAGCTGCGCCTGGCGGACAACACGTTCTACACCCCGGACTTTGCAGTCATGGCTGCCGACGGCGTCATGGAGTGCCACGAGGTGAAAGGGCACTGGCAGGACGATGCCAGGGCCAAGATCAAGATTGCCGCGGCCATGTACCCATTCCGCTTCATCGCGGTGAAGCCCAAGCCGAAACGGGATGGCGGCGGCTGGGCAGTGGAGGATTTCTGATGACTGCGACAGTGCGGGCGTCGATACACATGCGGTGGTGGCTTCGGTGGTATCTGGCTGCGGTGGTGTGGTTTGGCCGGGCCACCGGCATGGAGCCGGACTGGGAGCGGGTCGAGTGGTGGATACGCCGCGGCCTGGTGCTGCGAACGACGAGGGTTGGTGATGGACGCTGCACGGATTGAAGAGGTGGCGGCTGCCCTGACCGCTGAGCAGGCGGCGCGCGCTGGTGCTGATGCTGCCTTGGCAGCGCTCATCGAAGGCAGCACCGACAGCCGCATCGACCGACTGGTCGGGATCATCGAGCAGCAGGGCAAGCAGATCGCCGAGCTGGCAACGCATGTGGGGCTGCTGGTGCAGGCGGTGGCGCAGCTGCTGGGCGAGGAGGCCGGTGCACCGGTGCAGGACGAAGGTGCCGAGCCGGAGCGAGTTGATCTGGACGGGAAGCCCTACTGATGGCAGCGGGCCCGACCCAGCGCCGGGGCAGGACCCGGCAGACAGGCGGCAGCGCCTTCGCACACCTGTATGGCACCGCGCGCTGGCAACGCACGCGCAAGGCGCAGTTGGAGCGTGAGCCGCTGTGCAGCAGGTGCAAGGCCAGAGGCCACGTCACGGTCGCCACGGTGTGCAACCACACGAACGGACACCCCGCCGGTGAAACGGAGGAGATGTTCTGGACAGGCCCCTTCGACAGCCAATGTGCCAACTGCCATAGCAGCGACCAGGCCCGACTCGAGCGAGGCGCCGCGCAGGTCCGTGGGTGTGACACCGACGGCTGGCCTATCGGTCACTGACAGTTCCACGGTTCATCGTTCCACGCCAACGGGGTAGGGGGGGCGAATTAATGGCGTTGGCCGGCTTCTAGACCGAGCGCCCCCCCAAACACGCGTATCCACAATTCACGGGACGACCCCAAAAACGGGCCATCCCAGCCAAGAAAACCCGCATTTTCCCGAGGAATTCATGCCAAGGCCCCGACTGCCCGTCGCAAAGGCTGCGACAAGCGGCGCCGCCATCAAGAATCCGGGCCGGCATGCCGGGAGGAAGAGGCCAAAAGGTACGCGCGCCTTGGGCGAGCCGTTCAAAACCATGACCGCGGCCGAAAAGCGGGCGTGGAAGGAATTCGCTTCGGAGATGCCATGGCTCAATTCCAGCCATCGGGTGCTTCTCCGCCTGGCGTGCCTGTGGACGGCGCGGATGGAAGACCCAAAAGCCGAATTCGGCGTTTCAGCAACCCAGGCTCTCAGCTCGATCCTTTCGAAGCTGGGCGCCACACCTGTGGATGAATCGAAGGTCTCGCATGGCGGTGACGAAGACGACCAAGGCGAAGAGTTCTTCGGTGGCCCCAGCTCCGGCCGACCGCACTAAGGCATATGCACTGAGTGTGGTGGCTGGCCGGATCGTTGCCGGGCCCCATGTGCGCAACGCCTGCCGTCGCCACCTGCAGGATCTGATCGAAGGCCCCGAACGGGGCCTTTACTTTGACCACGAGGCTGCCGAGTACGCATTCCGATACTTCGAGAACGTGCTGATGCTCTCCGAGGGCCAGTTCGAGGGACGGAAGTTCGAGCTGCACCCCTCGCAGGCGTTCATCATCGGCTCGCTCTTCGGCTGGAAGGGTGCAGACGGCCTTCGCCGGTTCCGCCGCGCGTACATCGAGCAAGGCAAGGGCAACGGAAAGAGCCCACTGGCCGGCGGGCTGGGTCTGCTGGGCATGACTGCCGCAGGCGAAGCTGGCGCACAGATCTACTCAGCGGCGGCGAAGAAGGACCAGGCGGGCATCCTGTTCGCCGATGCGGTGAAGATGGTCAAGAAGTCGCCGCTCCTGGCCAAGCGAATCGAGTTCGCTGGCGGTGAGGGCCGGGAATTCAGCATGGCCCACCACGCCAGCGCGAGCTTCTTCCGCCCGGTTTCGCGCGATACGGGGCGCACCGGTTCCGGTCCCCGCCCGTTCTTCGTGCTGGTCGATGAGGTGCACGAGCTTCCCGACCGCCGAATCATCGAAATGCTGGAGCGCGGCTTCAAGTTCCGCCGCGAGCCGCTGCTCTTCATGATCACCAACTCCGGCAGCGACCGGACCTCGGTGTGTTGGGAGGAGCACGAGCATGCCGTCAAGGTCGCCGCCGGCCACACCGAAGCGGTGAACGATCCGACCTTCGTTGGTGACGTGATCGATGACCGCACCTTCAGCTACGTGTGCAGCTTGGACGACGGGGACGACCCGCTCGAGGATCCCAGCTGCTGGGCGAAGGCCAATCCCCTGTTGGGGGTAACTATCACCGAGCAGTACCTGGCGGACGTGGTGGCGCAAGCCAAGGCCATCCCCGGGTCACTGAACGGCATTCTTCGTCTGCACTTCTGTGTGTGGACCGATGCGGAGACCGCCTGGATGACGCGCCCAACGCTGGAACCGGCGCTGGCCGACTTCGACCCGCGCATGCATGAGGGGCGCAAGGTCTTTCTGGGCCTCGACCTGTCGCAGGTTCGCGATATCACCGCGATGGCTGCGGTCGTGGAGACCGGCACTGTCCCGGTGGAGGTGGAGGTCGAGGGCGAGAAGCTGATCATCGAGAAGCCGACGTTCGACGCCTGGATCGAGGCTTGGACGCCCGGCGACACGCTGGATCAACGGCAATTGCAGGACAAGCTGCCCTATCGCACGTGGGTCAACGGTGGACACCTGCACGCGCCTCAAGGGCAGGCAATCAACTTCCGACACGTGGCCCAGGTCATGGCCGAGTACGACAACCGTTATGACGTGCAGCTGGTCGCGTACGACCGCTACGCGTTCCGCCGGTTCGAGGAAGAGGTCAACGACATTGGCTTGTCGGTGACCTTCGCCGAGCACCCGCAGGGCGGCTGCAAGAAGGGCAAGCCACTGGAAGCGGCGGTGGAAGCTGCCGAGCAGTTGGGACAGCCGGCGCCGGAGGGCATGTGGATGCCCGGCTCGCTGCGCCTGCTGGAGGAGGCGTTGCTGGAAGGTCGCCTTCGCTTGCGCCGGAACCCTGTTCTGGTGTCCGCAATCATGTCCGCCGTCATCGAATCGGACCGCTGGGGCAACAGCTGGCTGTCGAAGGCCAGGTCGGCAAACAAGATCGACGCCGCCGTGGCCCTTTGCATGGCCATCGGTGCGGCGCACGCCATGCCGCCGGACGCCGGCGGCATCGATGACTACCTGGAAAACGGGTTCTTTGGACTGATCGGATGACAACCTTTCGCTGGTACAACCCGCTGAGCTGGCGGTTCTTCGGGTACGACGACCCGGCAACGGGCAACTACGTCGAAGTCGACCTATCCACCGGTGGCCGCGGCACGAAGGCGGGTGTTCGGGTCACTCCCAAGAAGGCACTGACGGTCAGCATCGTCTGGTCCTGCGTCAAGGTCCTGTCCGAGTCGGCCGCAGGGCTGCCCTGGAAGCTGTATGAGGACAAGGGCGGCGTCCGAGCGCTGGTTAAGGGAAGCAGCCCTCAGCGCCGGCGACTCCTGCGCCTGCTCAGCAAGCCCAACCCCTACATCAAGTGGCTGGACCTGATCAAAGCGGTTGTGGTGAACATGGCTTTGCGCGGCAACGCCTTCATCATCATTCGACGCGATGACAGCGGCGAATGGATCGGCCTGATCCCCGTGGGGGTGGATAGCGTCCGCATCGACACCGACGACGGGCTGATCTACTGGGCAACGATCAACGGCAGTGAAACGCCGGTGTCGCCGCAGAACATGCTGCACTTCAAGTTGTTCAGCCCAGATGGCATCGCTGGCCTGTCGCCAGTTGAGTATCAAGCCGAAACAATCGGCCTGGCGCGCGCTGCGCAGGATTGGTCGGCCCGCTTCATGCGCAAGGGTGGCTTCACGGGCGGATACATCATCTATCCCGGCTTCCTGACCAAGGAGCAGCAGGCGCAGATCAAGGCGAAGTTGCCGGATATCCGGCAGGGCGACGTGGACGATCTGGGCAAGATGGCCATCCTGCAGGGCGGTCCGACGATCACGCCGGCCGGCCTGACGCAGAAGGACAGCCAGTTCATCGAATCGCAACAGTTCCAGGAAGAGGCGCTCGCCGGCATCTGGGGCGTTCCGCTCTATCTGACGAACCGCGCCCGGTCCACGTCGGTGCTGGGCTCCAATCTGGAGCAGCAGACCAGCGGCTTTGTCACCTTCGGGCTGAAGCCGTACCTCGATGCGATCGAGAGCGAGATCAACGACAAGCTGTTCGCTGATGGCGACATGTTCGTGGAGGCCGTTGTAGAGGGCCTGCTACGCGCCGACAGCGGCGCCCGCTCCACCTACTACAAGACCGCCCTGGGCGGCTCTGGCGGCTCGGGGTGGATGACGATCAACGAGGTTCGGGTGAAAGAGAACCTGCCTGTGCTCGATGGCGAGCAATACAACCAGGTCACCCGGTGGACCAGCAACAAACCTGATTCCAGTAGCGACGACCCAACGGGAGATTCCGCCAATGCTTAGCAAGTACTCCTGCCCGTTCGAGGTCAAGGCGGCAGACGATGCCGGCAACTTCGAAGGCTA